AGGGAGAGAGACCATGACGAACCAGAGCCAAGCCAAGCAGATCGCCACGGACCTGGGCATCACCGAGATCGGCGCTGACACCGCGCACGAGCACGGCCTGGTTGGCCGCATCGATCGGACCCGCCTCGCCAACGCCAGCGCTGCTCTGCAGGCCCACGGCTACGAGGTGAGCGACTCGCGCGACGACCAGGGACAGACCTGGATCTGGTGGACTCCCAGGACGAGCACCACCAGCGAGGAGGACCGGGCCGACGACTCCGAGGACGAGACCGAGTGCGCCTATTGCGGGCGCGACGTAACGCCAGGCTCGTCCGTCCCTGACCTGTCCGACGATGCCGCATGGGCCGAGCTGGCGCCGACGCATGCCTCCAACTGCGAATGGATCCAGACCAGGGCACACCGGCGCTCTACCGAGGTCGAGGCGATCGAGTGCGAGTGCGGGACCTGGAGCGGGGAGCGGTGCCAGTGGTCCGGCCCCAAGAGCGAGACGGTGGTGGTGGAGTGGATGCCCGAGCAGCACAGGGCGAGCCACTAGGCGGCCGGCAACGCCGGAGCGTATCCGGCCAACGGCTCCCGCCGACTGCGGGTCGAGCGCTCCTGTGCCGAGCGCATCCTGGAGGACTCCGGCGATTGGGCGCGGATCCTCGAGTAGCTGCCCCCGGACGTGCGCCCCTGGACCCAACAGGGACGCACGTCATTACTTGACGTGCGAACGTATATGGCGTACTGTCTATCCATGGTCGCACGGAGCGACCGCCAAGCAGGGAGAGAGACCATGACGAACCAATACTCTTACGAGACCCCCGCCACCCGCCGCGCGCTCTGCGAGGCCACCTCCCTGGAGGATCTGCTGGGCTTGTTCGGCCAACTCCAGGACGAGACCTGTACCGAGCTGCCCACGTTCGGCGGTGAGGATCCGGCCGACACCAGCGAGGTCTGGAGCTGGGATGCCGAGCGGCTCTTGGTCGGCACCTGCGCGGACGATCTCCGGATCGTGCCCCGGTCTGAGTGGCGTCGTCGATAGCCGTCCACCCTTCACGCACAGGAGAGACCATGGCGACCACCGAAATCGACTACAGCGATCCCCTCCGTCCGAGCGATCAGCGTCCACCGTAGTCTGGCAGTGGCTCGCCGAGTCGCCCAGTAATCATTCTAGTAATAATTCTAGCCGCACCACGAGGAGAACGACATGAAGACCAACGCCGCAGCGATCGCCCTCCTCTCCGCACTCGCGTTGACCGCCTGCGGTAGCTCTCCAGCGCAGCCGTGCGGCGCCCCGCCGTGCGCACACGGGTTCGACATGGGAATGTCGCCACCGGACGGGTTCCTGCGTCACGTATGCGAGGTCGGGCAGGAGACCTCGATCTACCTGTGCTGCGAGCAGGGATCAACGCGGAGCGAATGCACGGCGCTCGGCTGGACGCTGCTCTGCACCTACGATTCGACCGCGCCGCAAGGCTCGGACGTGTGCCCAAATCTATGAGTCCTACCCGGTGTGTTTCGCCTGCGCTGGGTGGCACACCGGGCACGGCCCGTAGCACCTCCGGTCGCGCTCTCTGCTCTCCAGGTCACCCAGCCGATCCCTGAGGTTATCGATCATCACCTGACCGCTCGCGAGCCGCTCTGCGTGAGACCCCACCGCCGTCCCGAGCGTCAGGAGTGAGGTCTCGATCCTGCTGAGTTGCGCATCCTGCGCCCGGAACGATCGCTGAATGATCGCCCCGACGAACAGAATCAGGAGCGGTGAAGCAAGGGTCTTGGCCAGGTCGAACCAGACTTGCGCAGGCATCATCACCTCAGGAGGTAGATCAGAATGGCGCCGACGACAGCGGAACCGGCCGCTGACGCCACCTTGACGCCGGCCGAACCACCGACCAGGTAGGCCGCAGCGGTCCCGCCCGCCGCGACCCCCACCCCAAATCCGATCCCGAGCAGGCGAATACCCGGGGGCTTCGCGGCATAGGCCAACGCCTTCGCCGCGTCCCGCTCGGCCTCAACATAGTGTTTCCAGTCAAGGTCCCAACGCGCCAGGGCGGGCGGAACGTAGAGCCCGCCCCAACGTGGATCGGTCTGATCGGCCGAGGTGGTGATCGTCGGGCACGGCTCCTTGTCGCACCGGAGCGTGAGTACCTGCCCCGCCAGAAGGGCGAGGTGGTACTCACCGGCCGGAGGTGGCGGCAGTGGATCCCCGAGCGCCAGTGCGGGCGCTAGAAGCGCCAGGACCGCCAATGTGCGCGTCATTTCGGGTCCAGACCGGCCGCGACCGAGATACCGCTCGCGGTCGAGGGCGTAGCAGTCTTCGCCGCGTCAGCCGCCGCCTTCACCTCGGAGTCGGGATCGCCGCCAAGGAGCGCCAGGACCCACGCGAACAGCTTCCCGATCGTACCCGGGATCTTGGCCAGCAAGGCCAAAATGCGCCGACCCCAGGTCCAAGCTCCGGCCGCCGTCCAGGTCGCCACCAGCAGCGTGCCGAGCAAGGTCCAGGTGATCGGCTGGTGCGCAGCGAGCGCAGCCGCGAGGCCTCCGAGGAGCACCACCAGGCCGGCGAAGGTAGCGCCACCCACGCTCGTCCCGAGCCAAGGAATCCATTTCGCCCCAAACTTCCTGAGGACGAACACGGCACCGGTGAGCCCGAGCGCCGCTACGAGCTGCCAGTCACCTCCCCGGAGCGCGTTCAGCGCCGCCGCGAGGAACGTCCCGAGGTCGCTCGGATCGGGCAGAGGAGCCACCTGCGCGAACACGAAGCAGGGGGCAAGGATCATCGTCACCAACAGCAGACTGCGCCACAACGTCGACCGCTTCATTTGTTCTCTCCCTGTCGGCAGCCCGGCCGACTGCGGTTGTCAACCAATTACTTCAAGTTCATGGTCTTCCGACTGCCAGATCTGGATCCGTTTCAGTCTGGGCGATACGATCACGCAACCCAATGATGCGTCGTTCGGGTCCTTCGCCGCTTCGACCAGGTCACCGTGAATCAGAAACGACCCGCGGTCGTGCATCTCGTTCGCCGGATCCGGAATGAGCGGGAGGGCAAACCCGCCATGCCGGTCAACCGGTGCGCAGATCGCGTATTGACCCACAGGAATCGGACCCGCGTCAGGATTCCCCTGCTCTCCATGGCAATCCTGCATGCGCGGGTTATTCAAACCCCTCCCTTTGCCGGAGTATCCTTTCGCAAACAGGCGACCCTGAGGGTCGAAAAGCTCACCGAGTCCGATTTTCCAGGTCCACATCTGTTCACCAGTTTCAACCATCAGTATATGACACAGAACAACCAATCACCGCTTGCCCACGTAGTGGAAAGAGATACCTGAAACTGACTGCCAGACACGTCGTGAGAGTTGATAGTCAGAGAGGGACTTCCGATTCGTGAAACGTTGCAAACGATGACAGGGTACGTTCCCAATATTATATTCGTGAAGATAGTTAGTGTGGACGACGAATAGGAAGCGCTGTTAAAGTTGAACGAGTTGTTGACGGAGACTGTACCGGAACCGCCTGTTATCAGCGTAGCCCGCGCTCTCGCTAACCCGGACTGACCGTCGACATAGCTCTTGATCGCAACATCGGTTGATGCGCTCGGAGTCCCAAAGCTCTGTTTGCTGTTCCCGATCGGAAATTGCCCGTCGACGTAGCTTTTGATCGCCACGTCGGTAGATGCACTGGGCGTCCCGAAGCCCTGGGTCGCGTTTGTGAGCGTGCTGTTTGCAATCTGTGTCGCCGTGATCGTGTTGTTCGTGACCTGCGCCGCCGTGATCTGCCCCGCCGACAGCACGCCCGCCGATGACATACTGACGGGAAGCGTCGAGGCAGGCGCCGCGGTCGGCATCGTCACCGAGTAGCTTGCGGCGAGAGTTGGAGCCAGCAGATTGACTCCGTAGGAGTTCGCCCCGCTGCTTGAATCGATCAGCCGGAACCCCGTAGAGTTCAGTCCCGCCTTCGGCGTGCCATTCACGCACATTCGCATGTCGGAGGTTCCGGCCCGATAGAACCCGGTTCCGGTCTCGTTGACGAAGGCGATCCCGGGCGCCGCCTGCGTCCCGTCTACCGAGGCGAACTGTGCAAGCATTCCTCCCCGCCCGTTCCGGTCCAAACTGTTGGTCATCTCGGTGGCAATGTCGCTGAGCGTGTTATTGGCCCAAGTCGTCGAGATCGTTGTCCCGGTAACGACCGGGTTCCCGGTCGCCAGGGAATAGGTCCCAGCGCTGTTGCGGGTCGCGCGGGCCGGTCTGAACGAGTAGATGCCACCGAGAAATCCGGCGAACAGCACAGCAAGAACCAGGGCGATCTTTTTCATTGGTCATTCCTTTGGGATTCGCCGCGGAGGGCGGCTGCAAGGGCTTGGACGATCGAACGTGACTGGGGCGAGGACGCGGGGATCGGCACCTGCGGCCCGGGGCGAAGAGCGTTCGAGGCCTGGAGCGCGCCGGACCCGAGGACCCCCGAGCCGTATCGGCGCCCAAGCATCGACAGGCCGGTTCCGGTAATGGCTCCAATCCCGAGGCCTCCATGCCCCATGGAGCCCGACAGGATCCCGGTCATCCCCGAAAGCGCCTCCATCGGTGAGATCAGGCTGTTGCCGTGCGCCCGGTCCATTCCCTTGTCGGCGAACTCCTGGGCTCGGCTGGCCACCTCGTACTGACGGTTGGCCTGCTTCCATGGTGCCGTATCCTGACCGGATCGCGTCATCGCCTGGTCAATCTCATCCGAAAGCATTGACCGAAAGGAATGAAGTGCCTCCTTGTAGGCGTTCGCGTCGGGATCCTGGTTCCCTCGGTTGCCGTACAGGTCCTTCGACGCGTTGACGCGCGCCTGGTGGAGATCGGACAGAGACATGTTTTGCCAGCCCGGCGCGGAGCTCTGGCCCTCGTACCGGTCCAGCAGCTTGGAGAACTTCGCCGCCGCATCTGCCTGATGGGGATCGGCAGCCAACGGGGCGAGGATGTCCTGTCGCGCGCGGGTGACGACGCTACCGAGCGTGGGGGCTGTGCCTGGGTGCGCGGCAAGCGCTGCATCGCCCTGCTTGATCAGTTGGCCCATCTTGTTGCCGGCCGAGTCGATCACGTCGCTGGCGCGTTCGTAGACGCCGTGCGCCGTGTCGAGGGGCTTCGCGATCCCGAGATCCCCCATCTGCGCACCGATCTCGGAGAGTGCGCTCCGTCCAACCTGCTTGCGGGCGCGGGTAAGGTCGCTCTGGATCGCCCCGCTCTGCTTGAGGATCCGGTTGCCAGCCTTTAGGCGCAGCCAGTCCGACAGCTCCGGGGGAACGGCCCTCGAGATCCCTTGTCCCGCTACCTGAGCCAGGGGGATGGCGCCCGCAAGCAGGTTGGCGGGTGAGCTCGCGGCTTCGCCGGCCGCGCCGAGCGGGTCCTTGTCCGCGTTCGCTCCTGCCGCGTTCGCGGCGCCGTACAGAGCGGAGTCCAGCACGCCGCCAGCACCCCGGGCCAGCGTCGGGAGCACGCCAGCGCCCTGCACCATCCCTGAGAACGGCATCGAGGCCGCAAGAGCCTGGGGCGCTACGACCGCGGGGAGAATCGAGCCGGCCGTGAACGCGATCGGCGATCGCTTGCGGGCGTCCTCAACCTGGCCCCGGATGTCCTGCATGGACTGCCTCCAGCGGTCGCCGAAAGACCTCGAGGAGTCGCCCTTCCCCAGGGCGTCGTCCAGGTAGCTCGCGCCTGCGCCGAGCGCGGCTTGAGCGGGATGGAGGAAAGAGAACAGCGATGACGCGCCGCCTGCGGCGTCCTGGAGAGCTTCGCCGGGCGCGGCCGCGGTCCGCTTCATCTCGGCCATCGCCTGCGCCTTTTCGCTTTGGTCGAGGCCTTTCAGTTGCTCGACGGTGCCCCCGATGGCCTGTCGCGCCTGCGCCGCGCTGGCGTCGCTCATTCGGCCGTCAGGCGACGGCTGCGCGAGCGCCGCGCTGATAGCGTCGTCGGACATACTGTCCGGAAACTCGACGTTCCCCACGCCGGGGACTTCGACGATTTTAGCCACCGATCGCCTCGATCTTTCCGGTGTCCGGGTTGAATCGATGCGTCGCCTTCGGCGCTGCGCTCGTGCCTCCGGCGCGACCCTGGATCTCGTGGAGTTGCTGCTGGTAGGACTGGCGCCGATTCAGCATGTCCTTTCGGAGGATCGCCGCCGCCTGCTCGATCTGCGCAAGGCTCGCGTCGGCGGGAAGCAGGCTCTCCACCTCGTGCCGAGCGGAGTCAGAGATCGCGCCGCCAGCCGATGCGCCACCCAGCACTTTCCCGATCTCCTGCACCGCCGTCTGGCGCGCAGCGTTGAAGGCAGCCATCTTCGGGTCGCCCGCGAACCGCGTCGCGAACTGGCGCGCTCCTGCATTCCACAGTGGCGACCCACGGTCGACGACGTTGCGTGCCGTGCCGAGGAACGTGTCCAGATTCGCGAGGGCGGTACGCTCGAAGGCGTCCGTGTTATCGACCATCCCCTGCAGCTTCGTCTGCGACGCGGAATCGGCGTGGTAGCTCGCCTTGTTGCCAGCGAGGTTCGTTTCGGGCCGCAATTCCGCGGCTCTGTTTGCGATCGCGGCGCGAATCAGGGCGCCACCTCGCCCCTGAGCCACAGGGGGAAGAGTAGCGGTCCGCGCGTACATCTCCGCGGCCTGATCGAGCGCCTGCGGATTCAGGAGGTAGCCTCCGCGGCCGTCCGGAATGCCCTTCGAAGGGGGAGGGCCAGCCGGAGCGGGAGCGGCGCCGGGAGCGCCAGGCGACGGCGCGCCACCGGCCGGGGACGGGGCGATCGGTCCAGGGGGAGGAGTCTGCGCCGGAGGAGCGCCAGGATTCGCCCCAGGGGTAGGCGCTTGGCGTGGGGCTGCATTCCCTGCGCCTCCGAACCTCCGCACGAAGATCGGATTGCCAAAAGCGTCATGGCTGGCGATCTGCTCGCCCGCTTTCTGGTCGAGCTGGGCCTGTCGAAGGGCGTTCTGCGCGTCGATCTGATCTCGCCGTAGACCGAGCTGATCCGTCTTGTAGCCCATCATCGCCTGGAGTTGCTCTGCCTGTTGAGCGAGGTGCTTCCGCTGGACGTCGAGCCCGGCCCGGTGTTGAGCGGCGCCGATCAACCCCTGCTCCATCTTGTCGGCGTTGCCGGCCATCTCTTGGCCAAGCGCCGCGTTGGCCAAGTCCCCCGTCGCGAGGCCGAGCTGTCCCGCCGCGCGCCGCTGGCGGAGCGCCTGCGCGAGCTGAGAGGCCGACGCCTGCGCCGCCGAGTCGTCAGAGCCAAAGAGCGCGTTGTAGTCGAGGTCCATGTGTCTCCCTCAGAACTCGCCGCCCGTGCCCGCGGCCGCGCTCGGCTGGTCCTGCTGCCCTTGCCCTGCGATTCCCCTCAGGTAGGCCAGGCGACCCGCTCCCTGCTGCTGGAGGGCCTGTTGCTGCGCCTGCGCGGCCTGGTTCTCCATCGAGAGGCCTTTCCCTTGCCGAAGTGCCGCCGCGAGGTGCTCGAGTGGAGAACTCGCGATGTAAGTCCCACCCACGTGCATACCCTGGGGCTGCTGGGTGTCAGCGAGGCTCGAGCCGCGCTTCGCCTGCTGCGCCTGAAGCTGCATCTGTTCCGGTGCTTGGCCTCCCTGGATCATCTGATCCAGAGCGCCCGGATTCGTGGCCTCGATGTACTGGAGGAGTTGGTAAAGGTCGTCGTTTCCGTTTGCCATTTTTACCTCCGGTTACAGCATTGCCGCCATACCCGCTACGCCGCCGATCCCCGACATCAGCGAATTCTTCCCGCCCTGCTGTTGGGCGTTCTGATTCTGCTGGCCCTGGTACTGGTCTTGTGCTGCGGTCAGGTACTGCGTTCCCTGGGCCTGCCCGGCCTGATTGTAGCTTGACTGTCCGCTCATTCCCTGGAGTGCCTGCAGTTGTTGGTATGGCTGGTTCTGGGCGGACTGGTTTTCGCTGAACGTGGCTTGCTGTGCCGAGGTTCCTTGGCCGATCGCGCTGTTCATCGCGCTCGAGTAGGCGTCGTTCTTCTGCCGACTCAGGTTGCCCATTTGGTTTTGATAGGCCTGGCTGTCCGGGTCGAGCCCTTGGTTTGCGAGTTGCGCCTTGGTCGACTCCTCGGTCTGCGACCACTGCGGATCGAGCCGGGAGGTGGCCTGATTATAGGCCCCCGTGATCGCCTGGTCTCTGGCCTGGTCGCCAGTCATAGCCGACTGACCAGAGTTCGCGGCAACCTGGTTCTCCAGGTTAGATGCCGCGGTCCCGAGTTGACCTCCAAGGCTGGAATTCTGGCTCCATTGACCATTCGCGCCTTGCGTCCAGTTCGTCGTAGCGCCTAAGGCGTTCGTCTGATTTGCTCGATTAGCAGTGGTCTGTTGATCCACCGCCTGTTGGGATGAGGCGGATTGTTTTTCCGCCGCCTTATTGAAGTCGGGGGACGCAGAAGAACTGCTTTTACCGCTAGTTACTCCACCCATCGGCAATCCTTCTTTCTCATCTCGAAGAAGACGAGGTCCACACCATCAGCCCACCAATCGCGACCGCGGTACACCTGACGGAATCCGACCCCCTTCACCAGGGCCAGGGACTGCGCATTCGTGGAGAGTACCTGGCAGAGGACAAGCTTCTTGCCGAGCTCGACGAAGGGGATCCCGAAGGCGGGGCGAAGGATGCGCCGAAGCGCTGCCGGGTACTCGAGCGTGACGTGCATGCTGACGGCAGACTCTGTCCAGCCATCGTATCCGACCATCGCGACGATCCGGCCAGCGCCATCGATCGCTTCGATCGCCCGGAACTGAGACCCGACGATCAGGTGCGCCCGCTGAGCGAGCCAAGGGTAGTGGGCAGCGGGAGCGGGTTGGACGGTGACCATCAAAGTAGCCCTCCCTGGTCGTACGCCACGTCGACGCCGGTCAACGTCATGCGAGACGTGCTTGAGCCGCGGATTGCGATCGCGACCTCAGAAGCGCACCCCGCGCCCCCGAAGATCGCCGATTGCGGCTGGTACTGCCCACCCCACACCGACTGGTCCCACCTCGCCGAATCCCAGGCTGCTCCACTGGAGATGCCCACCCCGCTCACTGGCCCGATCTCCGACATGTCCCAGCCATAGCGAGCCGTAGCCTGGAATACGATCGCGCCGCCTTGCGACAACACGCGCGGCCGGATGATCTGGACGCGCTTCTTCCGCGGTGACCCAAGGTTCGAGTAGGCCGACAGTAGCGACCACTGAATCGGCGTGGACGCCGAAGGCGCCGCAAGCGTCCGACCATCCGTGTACCCGTCGTTGATGCACACGCGGCCATCAGGCGTGCCGAAGTATAGGAGTCCGCCCCAGGCCTCCGCGCAAACGCCCATTGGCATGTCGCGGTACTGGTGCCAACCCTGGGTGGACAGGCTCATCACGAGCTGTTGCGTGGGCTGGTTGGTCGCGGTCGGCACCAGCACCAGCAGGCAGGCGTCGAGCGGGTGAAGCCGCATTGCCCAGCCGCGGATCGTCGTGGTGGCGGCCTGGAGCTGGTTGAAGAGGTTGCTGATCTTCGCAGTCCGGTACTGCGACCGATCGTAGAGCACGGTCCCGGTGACGAGCTTCGAGAGGGGCTGGATCCCCGTCGAGCTCATGACGAGCAGATCGCCGCCGAAGTCAGTGCAGAGCCGTCTGCCGCTCGGCACTCCACCCACGAACCAGACGCCCTGCAAGCCGAACGTGCTGACGGAGCTCGGGTCGGTACCCTGGTAGATCAGCAGGTCCCCGCCTCCGGAGACCGCAACGAGGGCGTCATCGGTGCCCACGCCGCCGTCATACGTCCAGCTCCACAGGCCTCGGAGATCGCCGCCCGCTTTGAATCGGTTACCGAACGTGAATGAGGTGGCCGTGCCGTACAGCGCCCCAATCCCCAGATACCAGCCGCGACCCGTGTCCCGCTCGACGAACCAGAGGCGGTTTTTCCAGGCGCAGACGAAGCAAAATAGGCCTGGATCGACTCCGGCGACCTGAGATCCACCTGCGCCCATCGTGATCTTCGTCCAGGTGCTGTTACTCTCTTGGTAAACGTAGTAGCCGTTCGCTTCATCGCAGTAGCACAGGAAGTGACCAGCGATCGACACCATCACGGTCGATACACCCCACCCACTGTCGTTGTTCTGGGTGGGGAACGTGACGATCTTGGTGGGGGTCGTGGTGCTGCCACTCACGTCCCAAATACCACTGGTGGTGCACGCGTACAGCCGGTTATTCGATCCGTTCTTCGTCGAGCCAGTGAAGGGCAGGAGCGAGCGTACCTCTTCGCCGTTGAGCCCCGTGCACCATTCCCGCCACCCGAGGCGGGTGCGCAACCCGTACTCCGCGCCGATCAAATTGTACGAGAGGATCGAATCGCTCGTGGGCATGTCGGTGCCCGAGGCGATCGTATTGACCCCACCGATTGGCGCAGGGAGGTGAAATTCCTTGAGCCGATTGCGCTGTGGAGCAGGGCGAGGCATTACGTTCCGAACCCCGTCAAGGGTAGGTTGGCGTTGTCGATGAACCGATCGACGGCGGTGGCGGGGCCAACCAGGTTGAGCGTGGGAGCGCCGGTGCTCTTCCCGATGCAGTGCTCAAGCTTGGCGTCGTAGGACTCCTGAGCCTTCTGCGTGTCAAACCCCTTCTCTGTGAGCCACATCAGCTTCAGCCTGGAAATCACCAGGTCGGGATCGTAGAGAATCGAATCGGTCGCCGCCGAAGGGTACGCCTTGTCCGGGTTCGGCGCGCCGCTCGATTGCACCCAATACGCGGAGATATACTCAAAGGCAATGAGCGTTCCAACCGGAACGGGAACGGAGGGATTGATCTCAAGGACGGACTCGCTGTCGAGGCGAAACACGACGGTGATGTACATCCCGAGCGAGCGAGCCTTGAGATACTGCCACTCCTGAGGGCTGAGCGGGCCAATGAGGGGCAGGCGCGAGCTCCTGTTCCACCCGCTTTGATCGATCATCTCGTGAAAGTCGGACGGGAGCGGATAGGTGCTCTGTCCCTGCACGGTCGTAGCCGTGAACTCCTTCCGGAGCTGCGGCCAGTCGTGCTCTATATTGAGATCGTCACCGCCCGTGGAGAGGAGCTCGCAGAGTTGTACGAAGTTCGGGTCCGACGACGCGAACGGATCAGGCGCAGAGGCGGGAGCAACCCCGAGCAATCCGAGCTGAGCGGCTGCCCTATTGAGAATCAGTCCCGCCTGCGCGTAGGCCACGGGTCACCCCCTGCGAGCGTTCGAGGTCTTCGGGGCCTCGGGTCGAGTTGCCGAGTCCAGCATCGCCTTCATCTCGGAGACCTGCTTCTGGAGCTCCTGCATCTGCTCGGCTTGCGACTTGATCCGGGCGTCGCGCTCGGCAAGCTCCTGCCGCATCTCCGTCACGGGAGCCGCACGCTGAGCCATGGACAGCCAGTCGCGCGCCCTCTGGCGGTCCTCGTTGAACCCGAGGAACTTCTGTGCGTGAACGTCCGCGAGGCCCGCGAGATCCTCGATGGTGCGAATCGGCGCACCGGGGAAGTGCTTGAATTCCTCGATGCGGGCGGCCGTGATCCCGGGCAGCATCTCGAGGGGAGTGCCGCTCACGCCCTGGTCCTTGCCGGCCAGGTAGGCGGCCCACTCGTTCGGATACTCCTCCCGATCGATCGGCCAGACCTCTCGGTCGACGATGTTCGTGGGGTCTCCGGGAGTGAATTTCTTCACGAAGTCGACCTCTTTGTAGATTGGTCGGCCCTCGCCAGGGAATCGTTTCTTCTCGATCCGGACCGACCCATCGTCGTTCAGGATCTCCTTCTCCTCGGTGTAACCGGACGTGCGGCGCTCATCGAGCACCAACTGTTTGTGAAACATCACCCGGCACTTGCCGTCCCGAGCCCAAGCCTCGTTCCACCCTTCCATCTGCCGTCTCGCCTGCGGATCCTCGAAAGCCATGCGTTTCTCCCTGTGAAGGACCGGAGGGCCAGGGAGAAGCACCCTCCGGTCCAGTGAAACAGCCTGTTACGGGTTACCGGCAGCGCACGCCCAGTTGAGGTAGACGGCACCGCGGTTCTGCGCATCGCCGGTGACCTTGATCACGACGCCGGGGACGCCGTCCGTCGAGTGCGCCGTGGTGTAGACGCGACCCGCAGTCGTCGATATGTACGCGATGGTGTTGATCGTCGACGCGCCGTTCAGCGCGTTCGCGGAGTCGTGGACCCCGAAGATCATCACCCAGCCGTACTTGCCGCTGGCACCAGCGCCCATCGACACGCCCACGAGACCTCGGGCGCCCTGCGCGGCCTGGGCCGCCGTCATGTTGTACTGGTCGATGATGACGAAATCCCCGGCGACCGTGGTCCCAGTGAAGGCGACGTAGATGAGCTGGGCCATGCCGAACGCGTTGGGGCCGAGATCCTTGGCGATCGCCTGGTATCCGAGCTCCTGGGTCTGTGCCGCGTCGATCTGGCAGGGGCCAGCGAGAGGGCCGCCGAGCACCCACGTCACGCTGTTGTCGGTGAGTCCGTTGGGGGTCGGACCAACCGCGACGGCTGCAGCGGAGGTTCCGCCCGCGGTCGTGTTGAAGATGAACCCTCCGTTCACCACGGTCGCCTTGGCAGGATAGACCGTGCCCGGTGCCCACTGCGAGGCGCCGAGAGGAGGGAAAGCCGCGGGGCCGCTCGTCAGACCAAGCTTCTGGTCGACGAACTGGTACCGGGATGCGCCGCTTACGATAGCCATGTCAGTCCTTTCCTTTCAGTAAACGGTTACCCGTTGTAGTAGCCCTGGAACATGCGGCCCGAGCAGGTCATGTTGCCCGCCCACGCCAGCACGGTGGCAGACACGTCCTGGTTGAGCGCGTACCGATTCTCGGGGGAGAGCGTGACCATGTTGCGCTCGGAGCTCGGCCGGTACTTGAGGAAGTCGGTGTTGAGGAAATACGCGACCCAAGTGGGGCAGAAGCCGCCGATTCCGCCGTCCAGGATCACGTCCGCGTTCTTGTAGCGGTATCCCTGGAAACCGAGGGACCCGAGCTTGGCCTCGTTGAAGCGCTGGAGGGCTTGCAGTGACGCCTCAAACGCTCCGTAAACGTTGCCGTCCGCCAGAATCAGATTCGGCTGATTCTTGCCACGCGAGCACTTCGCGTAGAGCGTGTTGAAGTAGCCCTGGACGTTGCTCGCGGTGGTGCCGCCCGAGCCAGGTCCACCGGTCTGGTTGCGCCAGAAAGGCCACTGCGCCGGGTCGATCGAGCCGTAGACGCCGCTCGAGGGAGCCGCGACGACCGCCGTCCCCAGACCGTTGATGCTCTTTCCGCCCTGGAGAGTGCCGTCCGAGTAGAGGCCCTGGGCGATCAGGTTGGCCATCGAGGCCTTCGCCACTCCGACACGGCCGGTGACGAGGTCGATGATCGCCTGTTTGCCGGAGTTCTGGATCTTCTCCAGGCCGGTGACGATCACGGCGCAGGCCGCCTGTTTCCAGGGGAACTGAGCCGCGGTGATCACGTCCTGTGCGGCCACGGACAGGAGGTCCTGTCCGCTGTACCACATGGCGTTGCCGTTCGCCTGGAACGAGATCTCCTCGAAGATCACGACGCCGCCCGAGATCTCCTCGATGCGGTCCGACTCCTTCATCTGGGTCAATGCGGCGTTGTTCGCCGTAACGTTGTCCCTGATTTCCCCGCCGCGGTACTCGATGGTAGTCGCGACGAGATCCGTCACGTTGGGGAAAGCCATACCGAAAGTCTCCTCAAACTTCGATGACGTGACCTTTGCGCGTTGGCGACCCTGTGTCGCTCGGACCGCGCCCCGTCACGGGGGCCCTTCCATCGAAGCGAGTTGGCCTGGTATGGCTCTCGCTCTACCGCTCTGCTCTGCTGCTACACCCGGCCTGAAATGTCGTCGAAGGCCTGTTCTGTGATCTCCCGGGGATTGAGCTTGCCCTTTTCTCTGGGTGCTTCCACCGCGGGCCTACTGCGAATGCTGACCGCCGCCGCCCTGGACCGCTGCGTTGAGGCTCGCGCCTTCGCTGCCAATTCTGCTGCCCGACGTTGCTCAAAGACCGGAGCAACGTCGGGATGAGACTGGCAAGCGATAGTATACGCGCGTTCCATGTCGGCGGCGGAAACCTCCCTTTTCCCCTGCTTCGCCCAGAGGTCGAGGATGTCCGCCACGCCGTCCGCCACGTCATCTGCGAACTCGTGCGACGCCCGGAAGGCCTGGGAACGCTCCTGTGCCGAGCTCTCGATCTGCGAGGCCCGCTCTGCAAGCATCTGGTCGATCCGCGGGTCGCGGAATTGCTGCTGTTGCTGCGCCTGCCCCTGGGGCGCGGGCTGCGCGCCCTGCCGTCCCTGGAGACGCGCCGCGAGCGCACGGACCAGCGGCGAGGTGAATGAGCCATCCGGCTCCTGCCGGTCGGGCTGCAGCAGATGCGCGCCATACTGCGCCACCACCGCGGCGAGAGTGTCCGCCTGGGCGTGCGGCGGTCCGTAGGTCAGCGCGTGAACCGTCTGCAGCAGGCTGCCCACGTAGGCCGCGGGCTCCATGCCGCTCGAGCGGATCGTGGCCTCATAGGGCCGCACCTGCGCCTCGAAGGCGCCGCCGCTCTGTCGAAGCTGGGCGTTCTCCTGAAGGACCTTGGTGGTCTCCCGGTTGACTCGGAGGATCTCCTCCTGGATGTCCGGGGGCAGGCTCGCGAAGCGCTCCCGCGCCGCCGGCTTCCAGCTCTGCGGGGCTTTCGCTGAGGGCTGGACCCCAGGAGCCGGCGCAACCGGCTCTCGCGCCGCAGGAGCAATCTGTGGCTTCGCAGGGGCCGCTTCCTGGCGGGGCTTGGCCTTGATCTTCGGCTCGTCCTTCGGCGCCTTGGCGAACCGGCCCGACTCGTCCCGGGCCCGTTCGTCCCGCTGCGCCTGGGTCTCGCCCTCTACTGGCTCGGGCCGGACCGGCGGCTCACCGGCGTCTCCGTCCGCGAGCGAGTCAAACGCCCGCTCCGTCACCTCTCGCCGCGAAAGTTCGGCTTCGCCGCTGTCGGTCCCCTCGACCTCGTCTTCGTCTTGGACAGCCATGTGTTCTCCCTGTGCGTACTCTACGGCGTGAATCCCTTGCCCCGTCGCCTACGTGCCTCTTCCCGCTTCGCCCTCAGGCGGTCATAGTCCGCCTGGCGCATCTCAACGATCTCCCCGAGCGCGCGTTGCCCAGCCTCGACCTGGCGTTTCTTGTCCGCCTCGCCCGCGAAGCCCTCGGTGAAGAGCTGCGCCTTCTCCCGGGCCCGCTGCTCGTAGGCTCCCTTGAAATCATCGGCGTCGGCGAGCCCGTGCTTGCGCATGTACGCCTCGCGCTTCGCCCGGGTCCCGATGTCCGTGCCATCCGTGGCCACCGCGCCCTCGTAGAACCGGCCGGCCATCACCGGTGCATCGATGGCGCGCCGCTGGGTCTGCTCCCCGGGCCGCACGAGCTTCTGCTGGACATCGTCCCAGACGAACCGGCCGCGCTCCTTGCTCGGCTCGCCGAAGGTGCCGTCGAAATTCTCGTCCCAGGCCTTCGTCTGCGCCTGGGAGACAATCGGTTCACCCGCCGCCATACCGCGAGCCATTACCCGCTCCCCACCCCGCCGCCGCTCCGGCTGTACCCGCCGCGCTTCATCGCCTCTTCCTCGGGATCCTCGACCGGCTGCTTGCGCTTCCGCAGGGCGTTCGCCATGGCCTCGGTCGAGAACTTCTTCCCCGCGTCCGCCTTCGCGAAGTCCTGGCCGACCTTCTTCGGGATGCCGATGTTGGACTTTCCATGTGCCGCCGCTTCCATCGCGTCGTGCTGCTTCTGGGTCATGCTGGGCATTGTGCGTCTCCTTTTACATTAGTTTGTAGGACAACAAGGCCACGCCGGTGGCCGGGATGGAAGCGGTGGGGTATAGGCTCAAGAGCCACGCCCGCGCATTGGCTGCCCGCCGCGCTTCGAAGGTGGCCAGGGTGTCCGTGGGCGTGAGCGGAGTGAACACACCTGCGGTAACGACACCCCAGTCTGTACCCGTGACCTCCGGTCCACACGCCAGCAGCATAAACTGATAGTTCCATTGGCCAGCAACATTGGGATCCGGCATCACTCCACCGAGGGAAGTCTCCTGTATGCGTACGGTCATGATTGCCCTTTCACAGTTTGGCGACCTCGAAATAATGCTTGTTCCCTGTCGTATCCAATTCTAGCGCCTGAGCTACTCCGGTGTTCTGGTAAACAGACACACGAACCGTATCCCCAACTGCACAGCTCAATATTGCGCACACACTCAAAGACCTGAGGGCGGCGGACAGTGGGATTCTGCTTCCCCCTCTGCCTGCGGTGGAACTGCCGGTCTGTATCAGGCCGATCAGCGCCTCCCCCGTGCCCGACGACGAAATGCTAACCGCGCTGGTCACCAGATAATACCCACTGTACGGTGCGGTCCACACCATGTACCCGCCGCCATTGGATATCGTATTCTGGGGATCCCAAGACGTGGTCAGAAACGCTATGTTTGTTCCTGCTCCGTTTGTGAGCGATTGCGCTGTAGCACAAAAGGCTCTGGCCGTTACTGTCCCCGCCGTCAACGCGGCTCGGAGATCTAGGCACGCTTCCGCGATGTCCCTGGTCAAAGGCGTTGTCGCGTCGAGCATGCGCGTGGGGTTGGAGACGAAGTCGCCCACGCTACTCCTTTGTGGCCTCAACCGAAGTGGTCAGCGCGGCCCGAGCGGCGGAGAGCTCTGCCTCAAGGACGGCGCACCTCGACTGCGCATCCTTGGCGCTCATTGAGTGCTTATCCGATGTACGGATGAGCGCCTGAACCGCCTCGGTGAGCTCGGATTGGCCGAAATGACTGATGCGCCACAGGACCTCCTCGTTTGTCATGGCACTACTCCTTGGTTTGCGCCCACGGCCGCGACGACCTGTTGCAACGCGCCCTTGCGCTGCTCGGCCTCCAGCCGCTGCATGTCCATCATGTGTTCTGCCTGCGACGCTTTGAGGTCCATGGCCGTCTTCGCCACGTGGGCCCGAGCGTCAAGCTGCGTCTGTTGCATGCCTGCCTGCGCCTTGCCGACCTCAGCCTGTGCCTTGACCTTCGCCGCTTCCAGATTGGGGTCTGGCGCTGGAGGCTGTGGAGGTTGCGAAGCGGCCTTCTGGGCGATCTGCTGAACCTGGGTCATGAACTGGCTGAAGACCTCCTCCAGGTCGCTACCGCCCCTGATCCCGGACATGAGCCACTGCGCGGTGGTGAAGACGAACTTCGTCGCCGCCTGCGCAGCTCCTGGCCCCGCACCCGCGGCCATCTGGATGAACGGGATCGTCGACTGGAAGTAACCACCGAGAGTGGTGATAATCTCGGTCCGCTCCTGCTTCTTGATCCCCCAGTCGGTGAGCGCGATGGACTCTGGCTTCACCTCGATCCGGTACTGCATGAGGTTGTCGCGCAGGACGGCCAGGCCTTGTTGCGCGAGCTGCGCATTGGGCGTCCGCATCACGTTCGACCTCTCGAGGATGGTTTGGTCCTCGAAGTGCTTGCAGACGATCTCGGCCTCGAGCTTTTTCAAGTCGCTCGCGAACCTGGCGATCTCGTCTTGCCGTCGTTGAAGGCGCACGCTGGCGAACTTCGCCTCGATCGCGCTGGTCGTCGCGGTCTGCCCGCTCTGCTGCTCGCCACGAACAATGTCCGAGTAACCGCTGATTTCGTCCGCGATCTGTTTCGTCTCGCGGCGCATGTCCCTGAGTTTGTCCAGCGCGGCCGCTATCATCTCCAGGGGCAACCAATCGACGGCGCCCTTGATGCCGCCCTTGTCGACGAATTTTGCCCAGTTGTCGACAGCGATCATCTCGCCCTCTGTGGCCTCACGCACGAGCCGCTGTACCCCGGCGTTGGTCTTGTCGTAGACGCCGACCAGGCGCATTGCGCGGGTAAGCCGGCTGATGCGCGTCGACAGGTCGTCGACCTCGCGGTAGAGGTCCTGCACCAAGGCGTAGTCCGACCGAGGCAGCATGGCGTCGGTGGTCAGGTTGGCCATCATCGGCCGGGGATTCGGCCAGAAGCCCTCCAGCTCGAGCGGGTCTGGCACGCTGCCGTTGTCGTTGACCTCCACGCCCTGCGGGGCGATCACCTTCCGCATGCCGCGCGCCCAGAACCAGACGCACTCGTGCTCTTTGTCCCAGATCTCCCAGAGCTCGGCGCGCGCCCAGGGGTCGCTCTTCGCCGCATCGGTCTCCCCGGTGGACGGCTCCCCACCCACGTCGCGCCCGCCCTTGGCCATCGGGATCCGGCCGCCAACGCCCTCGCCGAATTTCGCCACGCACTCCTCGCGCGACAGCCGCGAGAGAAAGGCCTCCCAGCGCATGTCGTGCCACGTCCGGCAGGGCGACCACCGGAAGTCGCGCCAGTGCCAGTACTCGGTGACCACGCGCTCCGTGCCCTCGGCTTTCGCTTCGCCCTCAGGCACTTCGGGGGCGAGCTCATTGCCCTCTTCGTCGAGTTGCGCGGGCTGCCCTTCGGTTGGCTCGAACTCGACCTCATACCGGACGCGAGCAACGCCCAGGCCGGGGCGAAGGAAGTCGCTGAGCGCGTACTCGACCGCTGATGCGTAGGGGTCAGAGTCGCGGCCAACGTCCGTGTTGAGCAGCCGATCGAGCATCTCGGCCGCCACGCGGGCGCCGTCGTCGGTGAAGTCGGAGAAGCGCCGGGAAACATCCACCTTGGGTGTCTTCCCGTAAAGCATCGCCTCCTGAGTCTGCACGTTCGCGGTGTAGACGTTGACGCGGACGCCCTCCTTGTCGTGGTTCTCGCGCTTGTCGAGGAAGCGCTTGATGGTCTCCTGGCCCTCGCGATCGAACTTCTCCCGGTAACGCTTGGCGGCGTCGAGCTCCATTCGCCAGCGCGAGGCCCAGCCGGACGGCGTGTCGTCGAACTGGCGTTCTTTGGTGTCGTCGGCTGCGGCGGCCATCACACCCTCCCGTTTCGCTGGGACCTGCACTCCCAAAGTTCATCCAAAGTGAATGTCGCAAGAGTTCTGGCCGGTGGAGGTGGCGGGGGCGGATCGGCCGGTCGCACGATCAGATCCGACTCCTTGGCGACACACGCCACGTAGCGGAACGCATCCGCCGTGTGAGACGCCCAGTTATGGAGTGGACGAGTCGAATATGCCTTGGTGTCCTCGTCATACTCGTACCGGTACTCGCGCAGTGCCTCGATGCCCTGGTGCTCATCGCAGCGCGGGTGGATCCTGATCGGCTGCTCCAGGAGCCAGCGCGCCGCCCCAATGCCGTCCCTGAGGGAGAGCTCGGGTCCAATCTCCACGGTGCCAGCGCCGAAGTGCTCGGCGAAGAGCTCCACGGTCCCGACGCCGGTCTGCCATGAGCGCTGTCGAGAGTCGTGCGGGAGCCAGTGCTTGACGTAGCGGTACGGCTTCCCGTCGACGACCTCAAAGTAGTGCGACGCGCCGAACCCGCTCGCCTCGTAGTGGTCGATCAGGTCGATCCGGGGACGGCGAGGCACCGACTTCCCTTCCTTCGCCATCTCGACCTCTGCCGCCGTCCGGTCGTCGTCGGTGATCCTCCAGAACCAGATCGCGGTGCTGTCGGAGACCCCCAGATCCCAGGTGGTGAACACGCCATCGGTGGGGTGCCAGAACTCGGCGAGCCCACCGCGGAGCGACACCGCCTCAACCAGGCGACCGAAGATCGAGCCCTGATCGTTCGAGGGGTACTCCCCGTCAACGTACGACTCCACCCACTCCCCGTCCTTGCCAACGATCAGCCGGTCATAGTAGTCCGTGGGCAGGTTATCGACGTTCTCGGCCAGCGCTGTGCGTCCCCCGGGCTGCTCAAAGAGCTCGTAAAGGTGTTGCTTCTCCTGAGGCACGTCCTTCCTGACAGTGAACAGCCGGTAGCCCCAATGCTGCTTCGTCCACGGGTTCGTGTCCATCCAAATCCCGAACCAGGATGGACCGCCATTGGCCTTCGAGGGATAGCGACCAACGCGCGTGCCGAGCACGTCCAGGATGGCTTTGGGGATCTCGCGGGCCTCGTTGATGTACGCGCCCGTGAGCTCCAGGGAGAGGAGCTTCTTCACGTCCTCGGGCCGGTCCAGTGCGCGGAACAGGATCTCTGTCTCGACCGCGTGCTCGCCATCGCTCCACCGGCCAACCCAGGTGAAGGCCTGCTCGCGGAACGAGCCCAACTCAGGCGGTACCCACTCCTCGAACGTCTTGCGGGTGGTGTCGCGGAGCTGTCCGTACGTGTTGCGGATCACCGCGAACCTGGTGCGCCGCACTCCGTCTGGACCCGGCCGCTGGCGTCCAGCGCGCCGCAGTAGCTCCAGGACGCACGCGCTGCTCTTCCCCGAGCCCACGGGGCCCACGATCGCGCGCACGTACGCATCCGAGCGCTGGAAGCGTCGGAGCGTCGGCGCTGCCTTGTACGAGCGCGCGACCATTGCCGACCCCTTGGAGGTCCGGCCCGTGACGGACGTGAGCGTCGGAGAGCTCCTCCCGTGCACACCTACTCCTTGAGCGCCGCGAGGGCCGGCTTGCCGCCGACGCTGGTGAACTCCTCCAGCTTCTTCTTCCACTCGCCGCACCAGAGTTGAGGCTGCGTCGGGGGCCAACAGGACATGCGGCCCGGGGGCGGCGGTTGTCCGCCGATCACGGAAGGTGGCGCCGAGATCACGAAGATCGACGGCGCGTGGGCGTGGCACTCTCCCTGCGAACCATCGGCGGCTGTTGCCGCGTAGTGGTCGCAGGATCGGCATACTCTTGCAGTCATTGTTTCTCCCTGTGAACTACGGAATCAGCGACTCTTCGCAGAACACCGCGTAACCGCAGAATCCTGCGCCACCAGCGCCACCCGGGTTCCGAAGGGAGATCCCGTTGTTGACGCCCGTCTTGATCAGGGGCTGCTTGTAGACCTGACCCTGTCCGCCCATCTCCAGCACGAGAGGAGTCATCGGCCCCACGGCTGCCGGGATCCACATGTTGTACATGGCGATCGTGACGCCTGCGGTGCCCAGGTTCGCGGCCGAGTTGCCCGACCGACAGAGGCCAGTGAACGGGGGGTCCCCTTCGTCTAGACCGACAGGAGTCACGAGACTGCCCGCGCCCGACACGGTGGTCCGGATGAGCGCCAGAGCGAGCATCCCGGCCGTCGTCAGCATCCCCACGTTGTCGATGACGATGCGCTCGAGCCGGACGTATTTGGACGGCCCGCATTCGATGGCGAACATATCCATCGTCACGGTCGGGTTGACGTTGAAGTTGACAACGTAACTCGGTCGGTCGCTCGGGTACTGGACGCAGTACTGGGGGTTTTGGATGTTGGGAGGGATGCCGCCTATCAGACCCATTGGCTACTCCTCGATTCGGAAAATGATTGGGCCGCCGCCTACACCGCCGACTTCGGCCACGTCGACAAAAAGTTTCAGGTGCTTCCCCAGGAGCTCAAGAGCCTTCGGCTTGTCCCAGAACTTGACTTCGCGTACCACTCCATCGCCGGCCGACTCCTCGGATACCTTCACCGCCGACATGGCGCGCCGGGTGTCCTCGGGGATCTCATGCAGGGGCAGCAGCCGGCCGGATTCGTCGAACGCCTTGGACAGGTCAGCCATCCCGATTCGGATGAGCTCCTTCAGCACCATCTCGGCGCTCAGCTCGACCTTGGCCAGCCGTTTTGCGTTCGCTTGTTCAATTTCAGCACGTACCTGTACATCCCTTAACAGCCTGGACCCAGCCTGAGCAGCCGTGCGCGCCGAATACCCAGCGCTAACCGCGGCCCGCGTGGCATTTAAGTCGATCAGGTACTCCTTAACAAAACGGAGCTTTTTGGGCGTGAGCGGCACCGGCGCCAATCCTACAACCGGACTCAGTCAGCGGCGGAAACCCTCCGGCTTTCGACGTACCGGGCCAGAATCTTTCGGAATTTCTCTATGGCAGCCTCGAACTCCGCATCGCTGCACTCGTCCGTCCCAACCACCCCGAGTTCAATGGCTGCATCCACTATTCGGCGGAATTCCTCGTCTGGCGGTCTGCCTGATTGCCCCCTCATCGGCTCACCCCTGTTCAATCAGGTATGACTCCAACTCGGATGCCACAGATTCGAGTGTGAGAGCTTGCGCAATCAGCGCGTCTCGAGCGTAGACGCGGGTGGTAACCTTGCGCCGCTCGCGCAGGCCGTTCGCCCTGTCCCGCCAGCGGTCCACGAGCTCCGCGATCGGGTTCGGCCGCTTCACCGGAGCACCAGGCAATCCATGTTCATGAAGACCGTGTGGCATCCGCATTCGCACATCCACCTGTCAACCAGGGAATCCTTGAGCCGCGCTTCGGCCCAGGGGTTCTCAAACAGGGCCACACGGGGCACGAGATACCGGCCCGAGGGTGTTCGGTGAGCCATCCGGTATAGCCATCGGCGGAGACGCCGCGCCCGCCGCGCCTTCGTGCGAAGTCGGCTCATCAGGTAAGCTCCTCGATCCTCACCTCGGTGCGCGGCCTGTCCCGATCGATCCCCTTGGTCGCGGTCAGCTCGACTATCTGGCTGTCGTCGACGTACGCGATCCCGTTGAGCGCGTCCTGCACCAATTTCGCCAAATTGTCCAGGTCGCAAACGCGCGCAGTTGCCCTCCAGAAGCGCGCGGACAGCCGGACCGGACCCTTGGCCGGCTTGACGCCTGATCGCCTCGCCGCGACGGCAATGCGCGCTTCTGCGGCGGTCGTCTGCCCGGGTGTGTACGCGTGTCCATGCACCACGCGTGGTCGGGCTTTTGGAGTTGGGTCGCCATAAACCACGAACGAAACGCTCATCGGTGACTCCTCCACCGCGGTGGGAACAGGATCACGTTGGGACGGCGGGCGAGCTTTCGGTGTGACCGCCGCTCCAGCAACACATCACCGACGACGGTGCAAACAACGGTGACGACTACAACCACTGTGATTCCTATCCCGCTCATAACTCCACCTCCCGGTCTCTCTCCGACCAGTGTTTTCGAATCGACTCCCCAGGCAACGTGACCCACTCACCTCCGGTACGTAGGCGATCTAGCAGCCGGTCGAGCCCGAGTCCCAGGTAGCGCGCGCGAAACCCCTTCTGGTCGAGGTTCGTCGCGAGGACCGTCTTGCGGTTAGCTGAGTATCTGCGGTTGAGCAATTCGTAGAGCGACGCGTCGTACGCTGCGTTGCTCTGTTCCGCTCCGATCTCGTCCAGCGCGAGCACAGGCGCCGGAAACAAGGGCTCCCAGACCTCGCGGTCGAACGAGCCAGCGAAGACCAGCGCCTGTGCGCTGGTAAACTGACCCCCGCGTTTATGCACCGCCCACGACAGCGCAAACGATTTGCCGACGCCCTTGGGGCCAGAGAGCACGAGGAACCGGAGCTCAGGCGGACCGGCCAGGAACCGCGCGACTGCATCATGGGCCGGCCGCGACTTGGGGGTGTCGAGCGCGGACCAGTGCTCTTCGGGCACCCCCGAGGACTGGAGGGCAATGCGCCGCTCAAGTGACGCCGACTGGGCGCTTTGCTCGGCCCATTCGCCGGTCAGGCGTTGCGCGTTGGCGAGATACTCGGGGGTTTCACTGATTGACTTACAGCGCTCGACGATGGCCGTGATTGAGTCGACAGGGCTCATTGCTCCTCCAGGTCAAAACTCGGATCCCACGGCGGTCGAGGGTCGGTGAAGTCGGTTGCGCTGGGCTGCGGGGCTCGACGCGCTTTTTCGGTGGCGACAACGCTGATCGCTGTTTTACGGGCAGCGAATCGGTCCGGCCGCGAGAGAAAGACATCGAGGTCGAGCTTGTCAGACCAGAACGGATCGGCCGCCGCCCGGGACATCGCGGAGCAAACCTCAGCGGCTCCACGGCGGCTGGAGAGTTCAGCGAGGCGCTGCGCCTGTGCGGCGGTCACCGGCTCGCACGGAGACCGACTCAGCTTCGGCCAAACGACCCGGGTCCAATGGTCTGCCGCCTCGAACGCAGGCGACCCCACCCCCAACCGCGCAGGGCGCGAGTGACGGTTTTCGGCCTGGGGGGTAGGGGGGATCTGATCATTGCTTCTTTCTTCCCCTTCTTCTCTCAGTGCCCGGTCCGTGCCCGGTGCGTGCCCGTCGCCTGCCCGGTCGCTGCCCGCTGGCGTGCCCGGAGTTGTGCCCGCGAATTCGCCATGCGGGTTAAACTTGTCGTAACTCACGACCCTTAGAATCCTGACCTTTGTGCCCGGTCCCGTGCCCGCTGCTGTGCCCGAAATTTCAATTTCCCTGGAAGACAAGAAACCTGACTTGAGCAGTCGATTTATGGTGGTTCTGGCCACCTTTACGGTCACGTTGGTTCGTTCGGCGATCGTTTCGAGGCTGTGCGCGAGCTCGCCCCGCTCTACGCGGACGGCCTGTCCCCGGATCCGACAGAACGCGGGTTTGAAGTTCGCGAGTTGGGTCAGCCGGATCGCCACCCAGCTCTGATCGGCCCTCAACCCGAGGAAGTCCGGGGACGACTCGACGGAGCGAAAGAAGAACGTGTAGCCGCCTTCCCGGTCCTCCATCACCCTGCCCTCCTCTCCACCGCTTTGCCAGAGACAGCCGTTTCAGACGTCCGACGCAAAACGTCGGACCCCACCACGAAGTAGTGCCGGCCCTCGACCCTCCTACCCGCCGCTTTGATCACCTTCCAGCACGCGCGACACCTGCGCCGGAGGCGCCTGAACGCAGCCAGGGCCGGTCCAGTGCGGTAGGAGACCAGTACTTGGCCGTCGATGCCTTGGCTCGGTGCGCGCCCGCAGGCGAATACGGGGGACGCATTGCCGAGGTCCCAGAAATGGACGCAAGGCTTCATCGGTGGACCTCGGGGGAGGGGCCGTTTCTCCACCCGCTTCCCCGTTGAGCTACGCGGTGGCCTCTCTCCATGCGCCGAAGCGCACGACGCATCGCGGACAGATCGGCAATGGAGATCCGGATGATATCCACGGAACCAGCAGAGTTGGTCCCGTAGACTTGAGCACGATGCTTCCCGCAGTATCCGTTAGACCTTACCGGACGGTCGCAATCCCCCGCCAAGCAGGGACGTTTCGGGGGTCGATCTCGTGGTGGCGAATTCCGGATGTCATCGAGGTTCTGGGACCCGCTCGGGATACCTAAACGACGACGTAGATTACGAGCGAACACTTGGTGGTAGCGATCGACATATTCTCGCTTTCTGCCCCGACCATCCGTCTCCTCTCGAGGCCACCAGATGCCGCACCCGCACCCACAGTACACCCGGTCGAGCTCCACCGATGCTCGTTCCTCGGCTAGCCGCACCGCCAACTCCTCTAGATCGATCCTCATGTCAGGCCCTCACGGTAGGCTGTCAGGTTTCCTGTTGGGGCCGATACTTCCTGGAGTCGTCGATTCCAAACGTCCAGGAGACGGCGGCGTCGGCGGTGGTGATCGTGGGCGGAACCCGCAAGAAATAGGTCTTCCAAGTCCCGTCAGGCTCAGGCGTGGAGTTCACAACTTCAACCATCACTATCGCCTCATCGTCAATCTGCTCTTTGCGCCACAGTTTCCCACGCTCCGATTGGTGGATGAGCTGCGCCCCTGACTCCTGGAGGTACCCGGCCGATCCGTATCGCTCGATCATGACGCGCCGGATCTCCGCGTTGCGTTCCGCCTCGATGGATGAGACCGTTATTGACCCTGGGTGCTCAACGATGGACGCTGGAACTCTCACGCCATGGATCGTGTAGACGCTCCAACCGTCACGCCATGCTAGCGACGGCCCCTGGTCATTGTGTGGTCGATTTCTGTCGTCCCGACCCACGACGGTGGGGCGATCAGACATGACCCAGAAACGGCGGTGCATATATCGAGGTCCGCCACTCGCCGCCGACTCGTAGCGCCTCCACTTAGAGTACTCGGGTAGGGTTAGCCCTACCACCCGATCGAAAAACGACAAATAAGAGATCCACCCCGACCATTGATTGCCGCCGTCGCGCATATACCAGGCGCAGTCAATACATTGGGCAAGAAAAGTTACCAGCGCGTTGCTGGTCGCGTCGTCGGTCGCGTCGTCGGTCGCGGCGCGGGTCGCGGCGCGGGTCGCGGCGTAGGTCGCGCCGCTGGTCGCGGCGTAGGTCGCGTCGCTGGTCGCGGCGCTGGTCGCGTCGCTGGTCGCGTCGCTGGTCGCGGCGCGGATCGCGGCGTAGGTCGCGGCGTAGGTCGCGGCGTAGGTCGCGGCGCTGGTCGCGGCGCTGGTCGCGTCGCTGGTCGCGTCGCTGGTCGCGTCGTCGGTCGCGTCGCGGGTCGCGGCGCTGGTCGCGG